CAAAGTACAGTTATACCTTTACTACAAATACCTTAACAGGAAAAATATTTGGAACGAATAATAACGATACATTAAATCTAACGTTCACTTACATGTGGGGGAGTAGTAGGTCCTCTATGGTGGGTGCGGCGACGGCTGAAACATTTGGTGGATCAGGCCATATATACATTGCGCAAGTCCAAGTAAATACTGGTGAAATAGCATTACCATATCAGCCTAGGAGTTTTGCAGATGAATTGTTACTATGTCAGCGGTATTATTCGAAGTCATTCCGACCCGGGGTAACACCATCACAACATGCCGGTAGAAGTGGCGATCATCAAGTAGCTGCGCTAGTAACAACAGGGTCAACTGACCATGTTGTGAACCTACCAGTAACAATGCGAATTCCTCCAACAGTGACTTTTTATAACCCAGCGGCTACTAACGCATTGGCCCGGAATATCCCTGCTGGTACTGATGGGGTTGTCATTTTGAACGTTACAGGTGCGGGTACTAGGGAATCATCATTTGGTGTGTCCATAACAATGCCCGCAAATACTACAGTTGGGCAAGTCATAGAATTTCACTGGACGGCCGACGCCGAAATATAAGGGAGGACAATCTATGGAAGGCTACAAGCACTATATACGAATAAACGAGCAAGGTATCATCGTCAAGCGCTTCTCGGACGCATTCGAACAACCTCGGTCTAGTGATATTTGCGTTGCTGAAAATGCCGGTCGACACTATAACGCCCCAGTGCATAACGAGCGTGGGCAATTTGCATTTAAGTGGAACGGGACAGGAGAAGAAGCTCGATCACAAGCAGAGCTTGATTTCGAGTGGGGAGTACGACCGCCAGTCCCACCGAGCATTGCAGACAAAGTTGCTCATCTCCAGACTGAAAGCGTAGATACTATGGTCGCTTTGACTGAGGTCTACGAAACAAACGCACAACAAAATGCAACTCGTGCGCAGGAGGGCCTCGATACGATGCTTGCCCTTACGGAGGTATACGAGTTGATTTTGCAGCAGCAGGCGACTATCGATGCCCTAACCGCTCGCATCGAAGTACTGGAAGGAGGTGCGAACTGATGGCGCAAATTTACGTGAATCTGATTCTTAAAGGGATCAAGACGATTGACGACGTTCCAGCTAGTATTAAGCCTGACGTCGAAGCTTTGCTGACTCAATCGTAGAAACACGCCCCGAGCAATCGGGGCTATTTTTTGCCCAAATGGGCAAGTGTGGCCGCAGCAGGAGATAGAGTGGATGTTCTCCAGCGCTTTAAGCGTATGGAGACGAAGTTGGATGGACGGAAACTCGACCGGCGATTAGCGCGAGTGAGATAGCTGTACAGGCGCTGAAACTGGCTAAATCGGCGTACCATCACCTTAACGAAATGAAGACAATCAGCGGTGGTTATGGCGCACGTTGGTAGGCGCTGTGCTGGTGGGCGTCGCAACTTTTATTGTTACGGGAGGGCTGAAACCATGATCGATTGGAAACGAAAATTGAGCAGTCGCAAGTTTTGGGCGCTGGTGGTCGGAGTGGCTGCCAGCGTTCTTGTTTTGGTCGGAGCAGGTGAGGACGCGGCCGTAAGGATCACGGGACTCATTACAGCCGTTGGCAGTGTCGTCGTTTACATTTTGGCTGAAGCTCATGTTGACGGACAAAAAGCCGGAAAAGACGGAGATGAGCAATGAAGATCGTAATCGACGCTGGCCACGGGCCGGGCACGCCGGGAAAGCGCTGCCCGGACGATAGTATGAGGGAATTCCATTTCAATTCAGCCACTGCTGATTTTGCGGCCGCGCTGTTAAAGCAATATGAAAATGTGGAGATCCTGTTCACGCATGCCGAAATCCGTGATGTGCCGCTGCTGGAGCGCACAGACCGTGCTAATGCATGGAAGGCGGATCTGTTTGTTTCAATCCATGTCAATGCCAGTGGCAACGACTGGAGTTTGGCGCGAGGCATTGAGACGTTTGTCTATACGACTCGTCCAGCGTCAGCCATAGCACTTGCCAACGCCGTTCAACGACAGCTCATTAAACTGACCGGACTTGTCGATCGGGGCATCAAAGCTGGCGATTTGCATGTGCTGCGAGAGACCCGCATGACAGCGATCTTATGTGAGTGCGGATTTATGACGAACCGAGACGAGGCGGAACTGCTGAGGTCAAACGCATACCGCCAGAAATGTGCATTGGCAATCGTGGCTGGAATCGTGGAGACGTATGGACTGAAG